AAGTAAATGTACTTGTTCTCTCTATAGTTTACTAACTTGTTAGTGCAGGTTGATTAATTATAAACACTTTATTTTTTTCATACGCAAACGCTAATATTGGGTTTTTATTTACGTCTATATGAACACCATTCCAATTTTGAATTGTTTTGTAAGTATTTTTTAAAAGTGTGTTAGGCTTAGAGCTGTATATAATAATTATTGCCCCTGCTGGCATATAAATACTATCAAGAGATTCAGATAAATCATACGCTATTATTCTGTTAGCTATCCCACCGTTATTGCTGTAAAGTGTTCCTAGTTCTTTAGGTATAACAGTTTGATAACTGTTTACTTTTACACCGTTTTCAGTCATAATGCAATCTAACGCATCAATATCGTCCTTAAGATAGGCACCATTAGGCATCATTATCGTTGAACCATTTGACGAAATTATTTTAAATCTTGTACCAGCATTTGCTATTACATTTGAAAGTTCTAAATATACTGACTGGTCATAAGTAAAAATAAAAAATAAATTAGGTCTTAAGTCGTTATTACTATTTGTAATAATTTTGTTACTATGGTCAGCCTGTATTATTAGTCCTTTTGTTGCATTATCTGAAAAGTTTTTATAAGCGGAATATTGTACAAGATTACCTAAGTCGCTACAATCTAAAGTTCCACTATTTTCTTTTATTAAAATAAGTGAGTTTGTGCCACTACTTTTAAAAGAGCACGTGTCTGCTAATTTTAAATAACCATAGTTTTCAATACAATTATTACAATTCCAAACGTACCATGAGTTTACAACTAACTGTGCTTTATTTAAAATTGCTGTCCCACAATATTCAGTTCTTAGAGTATCTATCAAAACATTGTTAACATTTACATTATCAATAAATAATGCATAGTCGCACCTTGAAAAACCCATATTATCCATTTTTGTTGTATCCCAGGCACCACTAGTACCACTTCTAGTATACCATATACCATATTCAAGAGTTTGAATTAAGCAATTCTCAAAATGTATATTAGTAACGTTAGTAATACCACTTAATGTTGCCTTGTCGTTTATTTCGTAAATAATACCTTTAGCGTGATTACCACTAATTGTATTGTCATCGCTGCTTTTTCCATTTACCCATACATTTTTAAAATAAATGTTAAATCCATTCACCACTTTAAATCCGTACATAGAAGAATGTACGCGATTAATTCTAATGTTATCAAAAGTTACATTATAAGCATTATAACATAATAAAAATGAGCCACTTAATTCAAGATTAATAAATCCATTTTTAACTGTTATATATGTGGTAGGGTTTTCAGCCTCTAGCTCTGAAATTTGAAACATTGGAAAGTCATTTAAACCGGTTAAATTACACCAATTTAAATCTATAATTCTATCTGACGGAATTTTAACTATACTACCGACATAAGTTTTTTTGTTTTTTGGAAATTTAGTATTTCCTGCGTTAAAAGCTTTTTGTATTGCTTCGCTGTCATCTGTAACACCATCAAATTTCGCACCGAACCATAATGGGTTTATCCAAAAATCAGCTAATGATTCATTTAATATTTGAGCAAATTTACCATTATTAAGCCACTCATTTAAAATCTCATTTATAATGAGTTTTAAATTAGCGCTTAGATTTGATAGCTCATTATTCGTTTCATTTTGTGCTGATATTATTTCATTTACTTTATCACATACTTTACAAAGAAATTCATAATAACTTAAGCTATCGTCATAGACTAAAGGGAGCACCTTTTGGCACCAAAATCTAATATGTGTTAAATCGTTCATATTTACCTCACTTTCTCTTTACCACAGAGTAAAAAATAAATCTTTAAGCTCGTCAATAATCATCATGTCAATATTTAAAAACGTTTCCCTAAACTTTAGTAACATTTCTGATTGATTACCCTCATAACCTAAAACTTTGTCAATATAGCTGTCGCTTCTATTTCCTGTTCCTGTTTCATTATCGCTAGTACTTCCTTCGAGTGTACTACTAGTACCATCTGTACCCACATTGTGCGTGGCATTTGTTAAATAATCGTTACTATCAAGTCCGTTAATACCTCCCTGTGGTGTATCACTGAAATAGCTCCAAGTATCAGTACTTCCATCAGTTCTCGAACTGCTACTATTAGTTCCATTTCTGTTAGTGGTTTTGGTTTCGCTCCCCTTGCCCTCATGTGTAACACTTCTGTCCACACTAACTAACGGTTGGATTTTTAACAATTCGCTCTGATAAAGTTGGTTATAATAAGGCATTATGTTTTTCATTTTATCACTTAGAAATAGCTTCCATCTTCCTACAGTTTCGCAACATATCTCTCTTGTGTAGTAATGCCTTAAAATCTTCTTACAAAGCTCTGCTCTATATTCTTCATCAAAAATAGGAAAGTCGCTAAAAATCTTGTTCCAAGACTTATCCAGTATATCTTCAATGTCATTAAACCCTCGCGACTCTGTAAGCTTTGCAGTTGTTTCACATATAAACCTAACTTGTGTTGTATATTTACTCATCGTCATCCTCCTTCCTGTCCTCATCTTGGTTGAATACATCACGGAAGTGACAGCTTATCTGAGTATCGAACATTCTGTTAATCTGTTCACACGCTTGTCGCCTTGCAAATTCTCTCGAATATCTGTTAGCCATTACACCACCTTGTAGTCTTTGCACTTCGTCCTTAATCATTCGCTCTTTTTTCTGAATACTGATATTTGTTATACCTAAGTAGGTAAGAGCTTCATTCCAGAGATTAACCTTTAACTCATATAGCTTATCAGCTACAAAGGGTGCGCCTGTTGTGAACACACCAAACGAGCCACCGTCTCCCTCCATGAAATCATTACTAGCAAAAATAACAGGTTGATTACCATCATACTGCATATATGCATTTTGTAGAGCTAATTGTTGTTGTTCACTGCCTTTAATCAAAATCGGTGTTCTTTGAGCTTTACAGTTAATATCAATGCTTGCGTCAAGTTCGGCTAGTCTCTTAGCGTATATTTCCATCTTATCTTTACAGCACCAATGAGACATATTATCCCATATAATAACACTATCACTTCTTCCGCATACACGTTGATAGCCATTAGAAGCATACGCTCGTCTATCTAGTGGTATATTGTAAACATCAAGCTGGCCGCCAAGTACACTTCTCAAGCATAGATTTCCCATGACTTCATCGTTAAAATACAGCATAGCTTTATTCTCATACAGTCCAACTTCAATAAATCGTGCATCTACAGTGCTAGGAAGCCCAGTCCATTCAAACGAGCTAATTGCTATTTCTGTAAATAAATCTAAGTATTGGTCAAAAGTGTAAAGCTGATAAAAAACGCTGTCACTAAATGAAGTGCGCTCTTTAGCTCGTTTTGCTTTTCTTGCTTTGCTCATTTTTTATCTCCCTCCTTTCTAAACTGAATTATCAAGCGAATAATTACCAACCTCATTAGGATGTTTCCAAAACGTTATCCCTCTGTTAAAATAACTTTCAATCAAGGCTATATCATCGCTAGGCGCTCCCCCTACTATTGTACAATCAACAGTTTTTGTATAATTCCAATGTGCTCTACTTGATACATTCGGTATTTTAGTTGTGTGACAGGCATACCCAAATACATCAAAATACTTATCGATAGCTTTAGCATACTCAGCAGTGATAGACTTTCGTTGAGCTTCAAAACACACTTGTCCTTTACCAAAAAGTGCATTATTAGTAGCATAATTCCCTTTTACATCGTTAGCAGAAATACTAGCCGTGTAAGCATTTGTTAATATATTTTGCACACTACCCAACGCTGAATTACTTGACTGTCCAGTAATCATTCCTGTAGCAGTTTGAACGGCTGACGGAATAGCGTTAATTGTAATCGGTACAGCGTTTTGAGCAACCCATGCGTTAAATGCGTCCACATTCCACGAACATAAAGGGAAGCTGTCAAGTGTGATTGTTTCTGTCATATCCATTCTGCCTGTGCCTCTGGTTTCTGTGGACTTGTATCTATCAAGTCTTAGCACTTCCTGTACAGGCATAGTCATGTTACCAACTATGTTATAATACGGTGTAAGATTTTCTGAAAATTCATAGCGTTGAATTAATGTCTGTCCACAGTTATTTCTTACTTCGTTAAAATTATAAGGGTAGGTGTAAAGTTTCATGTTTCGTGGCGTGTAGCCGTTTATTGTGTCAGTATTACTAATTGGTACACCAGTAACATTTATTGGATTAGTATTTCCAGTAAATGTAATATTAACTCCTTCGTCTGTAACATTAACAGGAAGTATATCTGTAGGGCATGTGTAAAGAGCTAATATATTTTCCGGGGTAGTTAAGTACTGATTTAAAAAATTAGTGAGATTATTACCACCTGTTTCTGTGTTAGCAAAGGCTTTTATTTGATAGCCACTATAAACACCGTCGTATAGATACCCTCCTGTTGTAGCGAGTAGTACCATGGTACAAGTACTTAAAGAGCCTAGTCCGATTAACTGAGCGTCACCGTTGTAAACATACTCGCCACATTCGACATTTTCCGGGAGGATATGTTCACCAATGTTATCGCTTAGACTATGCTCTCGTTCAACAAAACATTCTTTTAGGTGAATGTCAAACCAGTAAGTTTGTAGAACATCAATTTGAAAAGATATCTCTGCTGTTACATTGTTGATATACTCAATTTCTGTCACAAAAGCGTAAAACCAGCGAGTGCTAAACGCTGAGTTTTGAAACATCATATAATTACAGTCATATAAGCTATCTGCTGTAGCCTGTAAACGACATTTACCCTTATTAACTCTGTTGTAACTTACCTTAGCAAAATGTTTTTTGACTTTACTAATAAAATAATTTTCCTGTGTTTTCTTATCTGAAAAATAAATTGTGTGTTTCTGCTGAGTGGAAAGTGGTACTCCACTCAGCATGTACACCTCACTATCCGGTACTATATACATTTATCATCATCCTTTATTTAATACGACTGTATCACCTACAGCGCTATTTACTGTGATTGTTGTAGCGCCTGTGTAGGTTGTTCCGTCTAAATCAGCTACAAGAGTAATTTCTGATGTAGTTTTTGTTGACGGAATTACAATAGCACCATATTTCTGCACGGCAATACCCTCTGTTGTAAGAGCTTTGGTCTGTACAAAATTAACTGAATTAGGTGCAAGTGTAGCTGTGTCATCCTGCACATTAAGTGTAAAGATAGTACCAACCTCAGATGTATCTTTTCCTGTGATTTTAACATTAATTTTTGTAGGCAAGGCAATTGTAGCACCACTGTCAACAAAAACGATTGCATTAGCAAAAGGCGAGTAAGAAATAGTTTTCCAGCAATGTAACCAATAATTCCAATATAAGCCACTGCCTACACGTGTTTCGTCAAATTCAAATAAGTTATCATAAACTTGAAACCATTCCTCATCAACTAAAACTCCCTTAACGTCACTCATAAGTGCAAGCTCGTCTGCTGTCACTTCTTCAAGACCTGAAGATTCTTCTCTGATGGCTTCAAATCTTTCATTATCGAATGACGCAAAATCATCAATTAAATGAAGTTTTCCGATGAATGTTGCTTTATCCATATTAAAAGCGCTAGCAAGTACTTTAACATCAAATTTAGCATTAAAATCAGCGTCCATAAAAATACACTGTTTATCAATAGGTGTGTTGTTCTGGACATGACTCTCATTAAATCTACCTGTCATATCAATAGGAAGTAAATTTGATTTCCCCCTAAAAGCTACAGCCACACTATCCATGTCAGTAGTATCAATCGACTGTGGATATACTTTACCGTGAGAAATTGCTTTAATGAGCAGATACTTGAAAAGTAAGTATTCGTCATATTCAGCTGACTGATAAACCTGGTCAATAATTGATGTAATAAGATTAGTTACGCCGTCAGCAGATGTAAACGCTCGTTTTAAAGCCTGTTTCTCGATAGTAATTGGGTACATTACCCTCCAATTAGTCGTGTGAAAGACTGACTGAACATTAGGAAGAGAACGTTTAAACTCCCTACTAGCACCCTTCTCGGCATCATATTTTACAGCATTGATAATACCGACAAAAATATCTTCTACAGTTTCACCGAATTCGAGATAGCCCTTCTTGAGGTGCTTATAAGGGTTGTTAAAAGTTGCACTCTGCATACGCACCAACGCAATTCTATTAATTAAAGCGTTGATAAATTCGTTGGAATGTGTCGGATTTCCAAAAAGGATTTCTCCAACCTTTGGAATGTCCTGCTCCTTCTCTATTTTTGGTATATCTTTTTGATAAGCATATGACGCATTATTTCTGATAACATTAAGAATATCAATTGAGCGTGCATCAAGTTTCGTTTTAGCAATTATTCTAGCCATTAGTCTTCCTCCTCTTCAAATAAATCCTCGAAAGAGTTGTACTCTTTCTCTTCCTCGTGTTCTGTCGGTGTGTCTAGTTCATCTTCCTTTTTTTCAAGAAAACGTGAAATATATTTGTCTCTCCACATTTTGTCATTTTCCTCGTATTTCTGTTTCCACTCGTCAGCATCGGACGAGTCGATTGAGTCGGATATATCCTCAATAATCTCAATTGTTTCATCATCCGTTCTATCGCCGGCATATTTTTTTACTTTTTCGATTAATTCGTCTTTTGATAATTTAGCCATTATCATTTCTCCTTCCTTAAAATCGTCTGCGCATCATCATATAAACAGGCATACGCTTTCTTGTTGTTGGTGTAGGTGGTGTAGGTGGTGTAGGTGGTGTAGGTGGTGTAGGTGTGCCACTTAAATATTCAAACCAATTCTTGCCATTCTCTATTCTTTCATCGAGAGCTACAACTCCTGCACGTTCTCTTTCAAAACAGTAAGCTTTGACTGCTTCCTCAACGTCCGTAAGTTGTGAAAATTGTAGTCCTGTGTATGGATAACGTTTAGTTGGTATCCACTGACCGCCATATCCTTCAAGTACTTCGGCGTTAATAAGCTGGCATTGTAAATTGCCGTCTTTCCAATCCTTACCTTGAGCGCTTGCGTAGTTAGTGAGGTTTGAGGAAGGCGTCCACTGAATTAGCCCCCACCCACTAGATACACTTACTGTTTCTTTTAGCCCAGGGTTTAAGGTGCTTTCTCTCTGAACATTTCCGAGCATACCACATATACTTTCAAGTGTGTATTTTCCAGCAAAATAAGCGTTAAACTCTACAGCGTTATTTTTCATCTGCGCCTGTGTCAGATACTTCCTAGTACCTTCAATAACTACCCATGCCATTAAATTACCTCAGTAAGGAGTGCTTTCCACGTATTGTTACCACACTCACCATCCTGTAAAAGATTATGTTCTTTCTGAAAATTAATACATGCAGATACACAGCCTTTACCGTAGTGAGTATCAATTGAACCTGTATAATACCCTAACTTTGACATTAGTATCTCAAATACAGTGACATCGTTATTTTTAGTACCTTTTTTCAATAAAGACATAGTGGTTAATTTCTCCTTTTTAAAATCAACAATTCTTTTAACAAGCACTAAATCGTTTCGGTGCGAAATATTAGTAATTGAAACACCCTTACCCTTGTTTGTTTTTGTGTTTTTACTATTTCCCACTGATTCAATCATTTGTGTATCATTAATGGCAATTGCTATGTGAGTAATTCTCTTGGTTGATTTGCCAAAATAAAGTAAATCAGCACTTTGAATATTTGTTACCGTTTTGCCTAATTCTGAGTAGCCTTGTGCTGTAGTTCTTGGTACTTTCATGCCACACTTATTAAGTACAGAATATACAAAACCACTACAATCATATCCACCTTCAGACTCAGACTCTCCGCCCCACACGTAAGGCTTTCCCAGGTATGTTCTTGCTATTGTTACAATATCACTACTTGTCATTGACATTCACCTCACTGTCAAGCTTATCACAAAGTTTTTGAAGCACGACTGTATTATTGTTTAGTGCTTCCGCAAACTTCTGTGTCTCTTCCTTATGTGCGTCATTAATTTTGTTAATGTAATAACACATAATTAAACACATTCCAATGGGAAAGCCAAGCGTGGAAATCAATGTTGATAAGTCGTTAATCATAATAGTGACCCTCCTTTCTTTTTTCTTATTATACCATATTATCCACAAATTATCAACATTAATTTGACAAATTGTTGATAATTTGATATAATAAACTAAAGGAAGTGGATAAATGAAAGAAATAAAATACTATGACGGCACTAAGCTATTAAGCATGAAAGATATTAATGGAAATGTACCAGAAATTTATATTTCAACATCAAATAGAAGTGCAGGAAAAACAACATATTTTAATAGGTATCTAATTAATCGCTTTTTAAAGTATAATGAGAAATTTTGTCTACTCTACAGATTTCAAGACGAGTTAAAGGACTCCGCAGACAAATTCTTTAAAGATATACACAATCTTTTTTTCTCAGCTTACATAATGAAGGCTGTGCAAATTGGTAATAGTAAAATGTACGAGTTATTTTTATGCAGCGCATACGATGAAAAGGATGAGGGAAAATCCTGTGGCTATGCTGTCGCTCTAAATTGTGCGGATAAAGTAAAAAAATATTCTCATTATCTGAGTGATGTATCAAGAATACTTCTTGATGAATTTCAGTCCGAAACTAATCATTATTGTGCTGATGAAGTTAGTAAATTTATAAGTATTCACACTTCAATAGCAAGAGGTAATAATAGCCAAGTTAGATATGTTCCTGTAATAATGATTTCAAACGCTGTGACGCTATTAAATCCATATTACGTAGCATTAGATATTACTGACAGACTAACATCTGATGTTAAGTTTTTACGAGGTGATGGCTTTGTCCTTGAACAAGGATATAATGAGAGTGCTTCTAAGTTACAAGAAAGCTCGCTTTTCAATAGAGCGTTCAACAAGTCTAATTATGTAGCTTATGCGTCACAGAATGTCTACCTCAATGATAATAATGCTTTCATTGGAAAAATGAATGGTCAAAGTCGGTATTTATGTACACTTAAATATAAGGGTGAAGAATATGCCGTTAAAATGTTTGAAGAGGAAAGCATAGTTTACTGTGATAAAAAAGTTGATACAGATTTTAAACAAAGGATTTCAGTTACAACAGATGACCACAATATCAACTATGTAATGCTCAAAAATAACGGGTGGTTAATTGACTATATGAGATACTTCTTTGATAGAGGTTGTTTTAGGTTTTATTCACTTGATTGTAAAGAGTGTATACTTAAAGCGTTAGCATATTATTAATGGTATCTGCGTTAGTTATTTTTGTAACATTGGTGTGGAAGGCTCTTTGAAATATAAGACACACCTCTGTAGTTGGGTGTATGCCTACCCATGCATTAAGAATTAACGTTATAGATATATTAAAGAGGCAGATTTTATTCTGCCTCTTTTGTTATGTTTCAGGTGAAACATTATCGCATTTTATATGTTGTCTCTTGTAATACTATTCCTCCCTTTATTCTTACTGGCCGGAGTTTTCCGTATACTTCTAACCCCTGTTTAAAATCAGCTAGTGTTCTTTTTGTTTTTAAAAATTCCTGATGAATTGGTGGGTATTTCTCAAGTTCTTCATCTGTAACTCCCTCCATTGATTTAAGAAACAAGTCCTTACATATATCGGGCATACCAGCGCATTTTACATTATAGTATGGCTCATTAATTGGTTCTTCATCTTCATGCGTAACATGCTCAATATAAGTTTTCTGACGAACAAAAATAGCCTCATCCCAAAAGCTCTCGAGCTTCCAACAACAAAAATTAGAGGGATGTATTTTTATTCCTTTAATATTTTTCTTCATAGTACAACAATGTATGCTATCTGTGTCAGCGTATAAAAAATATTTGTAGTTTTGCTGTGCGGCTCGAATAGTAAAATTTCTAGCATAACTTGTTATAGCCGAACCTATTGGAATATACATAACTTTCTTTTCGTGTTCTTCAAATGTCGTAAAACCTAATGAGCCGTCATCCTTCTCTCTTGCCACTTTAAAAGAGGAATTGTCCGAACTGCTAAGTTTTCCATATAAGTTATTTAAAAAGAGTTTTGCTAGTGTTCGCCTTGCCCCTGTACTATTTTGCTTAATTTTCTTATACTTATTAATATACTCGTCAAAAATTCCTGTTATAGTTCTAAAATAACATCCATCCATTAACTCAAAATCTACAAGCTCATAATGCTCTTGTAACAGTTCAAAATCAGTTTGAGTAAGTACCATTTCAACAATAGCTTTTTTAATATTTCCGTCATAATCTTTGTACCATGTGCACACATTTCCTGTATCTTTATCAACTATATCAGATGTTTCAAGCATTTCAGTAGCCTTATAGAAAAAACTGCCTTTAATCTGTATAAATGGTAATTTATTTTCTTTCAAGTAAAAACGTGTGCGAATACGAACAAAATAATAATATTGGCCTGTAAGACATTTTGGTGGAATTTTACCTTTGAAAAAAACTGGCTGACCATATGGGTAATAATTTCCGCTTTCTGAATGCATCATAGACGGGTACAAGCTATTAACATCTGCTGTGATACCCTTTCTGTAAATTCTGTTTTCACATCCTTTCTTTAGATAACACCAACCTCCCCGATATGAGTGTCTTATATACTCGTCAGCGTTTGAGTATTTATATTCAAGTGGGTTTAATTTAAACTGTGTTAAATCGGGGAAAAATGCTTGGTAGTCTTGTTTGTCAACTGTAGCTTTAAATTCAGAGAGACAGCACGAGCCGATAGTAAGTTTTAAGTGTCCATTGTATTGCATGATTTCCAGTGCTTCTTTAACTACAAGCACATCATTAGCAATATAACGTTTTTCGCTATCTGTAATTGGGCAACCTGCATATCTAAGCCCTTTATACTCCATATTTAATTTACGGCGCTTTGTTTGAAAACTTTTCCCAATTTGTTCAACTGAAAATGGCAAGAGCTTCAAACTATCTCTAATCTCAATCAATGCATACGGTGTCTTGATAAGTATACTGTACCACTGCCCCATGTCTGAAATTGAATATACAAAGGATTTTGGCGTTAAATCTTTTTCTTTCAAAAAGTGTACATCACAATCATTATTAGGGTTTACATAAAGTTTTTGTTCATATTTCAAATCTGTTAGCAAGAACGATAGCCAAAACGAACCGTCAAACTTTAAGTTATGATAATATATGCAAATATTCTGCTTTAAGTTATAAAGATAATTATATGTCTCTCTAATAGAATGATGAATTTTAACATCCTCTGTGCCTAGCTCGACAACTGCTGAAGCCCACACTTCCGTGAATGTTTGACCTTCGTATACGGTAGTCTCAAAATCACCTACCATATATTTAATCTGCTTTTTCATATTTCTTCCCAGATTTCATCGTTGGCTAA